AATAATTATTATAGCGTTGCAACCGTATAAATTGGGGGCTTAACATTATTGTAAGCGACTGGGTGTCCACGAAAAGATGGAGAACGAAAAGAAGTCCAAGTAGTAACTTTAGATTCTCTAAACCTATCTCCCTCTCTTATTAAAGCGGACATAGAAGGGATGGAGAAAGATTTGATTATGGGGGGCCTTCAAACCCTGCGCTCTACCCGATGCCCTTTGTTTGTGGAGTTTGATGCAGTGGTATTTGAGAATACTCCTCCGTTATATGAGATTTTAAATAATCTAGGTTATACTGTTTTTGCTCATTTCTTTCCTTTTTGGCGAGAGCTTAATTGGAAAAAAGCTAAGATTAACCCATTTGGTTCGGTAGTATCTAAGATGTTTTATGCCATACCGCCAATTGAATAGTTATGGCTAAGTCTCTCCACTCCCAGCAAGGCCTAAAGATCGTTCAAAACTCTAAAAATGGATTTGTAGTAGCGACTCTACATTATACGGCGGACCCTCGAAAGCGCTCGAAGGAATGGAAAGCTGAAGCCGTTCAGGGAATGTCTAAAGCTAAAGCCGAACAAGAGTTCGAAATTAGCTATGATGCAATGTTGGGAGAGAAGATTTTTCCTGAAATCAAATCTCGACAATCCGAGATTATCTTTCATGAGGGACCATTCCAGTTTAATGACTGGCCTAAGAATATTCCAATGTGGGGAGGATTAGATTATGGAAGCCGAAATCCTTCTGCCTTCCATATTTATACTATAGTCGATGGGTGCCTATATGCGATATGGGAACTCTACGAACCCTGCAAAGATATCCTGAATTTTGTCGAGAAGATGAAGAACTGCCCATTTTGGCCACAGATACGATATATAGCCCATGATCCTTCTATGAATTCATTGACTCAACGGGATATGAAGACTGGAGGGATGACTACGGTTGCTCGCCAGTTTGTGGAATTAGGGATTACTAGACTTCTCCCAGGTAATACGGATGAGCAGGCTTGGTTTGTTCAGATGCAAAAGCACTGGTGTGGAGAGGAGATAACTTTTAAGATCATGTCTTCCTGCCCAAAATTAATCGAGGAGTTCGAGGCCGCTACGTATGTTTCAATGTCCGAGAGACAATTAGAGACTTCGAATTTTAGGGAAGCAATGGTGGATAAAAAAAACCACGCTCTGGATGCTTGTAAGTATGTAATGAACTCCTCTCTTCCACTTAAACCACGAAATATAGTTCTTCCAAATACCGCCGCAAAGTTTGGATTTGGTAGTATTGGATCGCTACCCTCAAAGCGTATGAGTCAAGATAAGGAATGGATGTTTTTGAGATAACGCTTCCTAGGAAACCTAATATATGGCCATAGTCCAACTAGAACACGCATATCCAATCGACTTTGCAGGCGGGCATAACGAAGCTACTCCAGATTATCCTTCCAACTCCGAGGAAGCTAAGGTCGCAGCATATATATGTACTTGGCGGCAGCAATGTCGTTCTGTCTTTATTCAACGCCGAAACATCTGGGACGATTGCTGGAAGTTATATCGTGGATTGGATGACTGGTCCGTGAAGGATGACTGGCAGTCAAAGATCGTTCTTCCTAAGAGTTGGACCTCGGTTAAGATGGCAACAAACACTATTAAACGTCTCTTAACTGCGGCTAAGAAGCCCTGGAATATTGAAAGCGCCAATCCAGACGATATTATTACTACAATTCGTGCCGAGCAACTCACATATCTTACTCGGCATTTTCTAGACAAAGCCTACTTCTTAAAGGAATTTACGGAGGGCCTTGAGTGTGGGTTTATGCTGGGAGTGGGTGTATGGAAACTTTGGTGGGGACTACTTCCCCGTAAACAAACTCGTATTCAGACGGTGTTCGTTCCAATGCCTTCTCAATCTCCTCAAGGACCTTCAAACGCGATACTTGGGCAGGAATCGCTCCCGCAACTTGGAAGAAGCGGGGAGGGAATGGGTGGAGAAGAAGGGCAGCCAACTCTCCTTGCCCCGGAGCCCGCCCCTCAAAAAGTTCCCGCGCCTTTTGGGCAGCCAAGATTTGGGTATCGTCAACAAGATCTAGGTCTCTACCCCTCTCAACTTGGTGGAGAGTATCTCTCTCCTAGTGGATGGGGAATAGGTGGAGGAGGAAGTGAGGCCCCCCAGTCATATCTTCAAACCACAGTTCCTCAAAAGAAACTAATCCAAGAAGAGATTTTGGAAGGGAGATTATTTCTTCGCGCGGTAGATCCATATAACTTCTATTGGCTTCCCGGTTCAAAACTTAATCGTTGGGTAGGAACGATTGAAGATATAGAAATACCAAAGTGGGAGCTTATAAAGATGGCAGATGCCGGGGTATTTCCCCGAGAGAAGATAGATCGTCTTCAATCCATGAGGATTGATGAGAGATATAAAATGTCAAATCTGAGATTCGCCGAAACGGTGATGACTCAGAATGGACCAAACTCCGACACTGCCGTTTGCAAACTCACTGAGTATTATGGTCCTATCGTGTTTGATGGAAAGATCGTAAAGGAGTTTGCACATGTTATTTTGGGTAATGACTCGACTGTACTGGTATACCAGGATAACCCATTCTTACATCAAAAGCCTCCGTATATTGCGTTTTCACCCCTCTCCCTCCCCTTTAGGACGGAGGGTGTGGGGCTTATCGAAAATGTACGTTTTATCGATAAAGCTTTGTCGCAAATCGCCAACTTATCGGTAGATACGTTGATGTTTAGGTTATTGCCTCTTTTTGAGGTAGCAGTTGAGGCATTTGAGAATCCCGAGGACCTAGAGACGGGTATTGTTCCCGGAAAGATGCTTCGTAAAAATCTGGGAAATGCCGGGATTGCGGGAATTAGGCCAGTCGAATTTCAAGATATTTCCGGGGGAACTACCCAAGTTGCAGCGATGTTAGATCGCGCTCATCAGGAAGGAGCATTGATTTCAGATATCGCCGAGGGATTACCTAGATGGAAAGGCCAGCAAACCGCAACTGAATCCAGTCTTCTCCAACAACAATCGGAATCGTTTATGGGCGGGATGGCGGCGGATATCGAGAAAGAAGCAATCGAGCCTTTGGTAACGATGGCGATGGATCTGATATTTCAGTTTATCGATACCGCAAACGATCCGAGGGTGGCTTCGATTTTAGGAGTAGGAAGCGACGTTCTTAATGGAATGAGTAGAGAAGAGGTTATAGAACTCATTCAAGGAGATTATAAGGTTAAGAGCGTGGGGATTACTGGACAACTTATGAAGGCTGAGATGCTTCAGAATCTTGTGCAGCTTATGAACTTGATTGGACAGAATCCTCAGGCGTGGCTTCCATATATTAACCAAGATGCGCTTTTGAGACGGATCTTGGAGTGTTTTAGACCTCATATTTATGAGATTGAAGATATAATTGCAGATCCGGCGATGCAGCAAGCTAAGAAACTTGAGATGACTCAGCAAGCTTCGGTATCGCATTTGATTGGGTTATTGCCTGCATTACTTCAACATTCCCAAACCCAAACCCAACAAGAACAGGATAAGGGTTTGGCATTACAAGAACAAACTCACCAACGGGATCTTGCTCAGATGGATCAGCATATCCAAGTAGCTCAGATGGCGCTTCAACACACCCAGGAGATGGGGGCACAAAATCTTCAGGCCCAACAACTTCAACGGCAGCAAGCCCCGCTCCAACAGCAAGCGGCTTCTGCACAAGGAAATAGGCAATGATTAAGAGTTTAGTTGAGATTATAATTTGTGGGCTCATTACTTTAGGTCTAGGACAAACGCAACCTTATCATCCAAGCCAAATGACGTATTATCCGGGATTGTATTTTGATTTTGGTACCTCAACCCCTTCTCAGTGTTCGGTACCGGCGTATTATTATAATACCTCCGGTTCGGGAACGTTATATGTTTGTGCTCCTCCAGGAACGATGGTGGCAGCAGGGAGCGGGGCAGGGAGCGGGGCGGGAACGGGTAGTTGTACAAACCAGGTAGTAACGGCGGTAAATACGTCTACGGCACCAACTTGTAATACTATTACTAGTGCCTATGTGGATTCGAGTGTGCTGTCGCAATCCGATATTCCGACTTTCGCGATCTGCACCACGGCGGGTTGTGCGGTAGAAACGACGTTTAATAACTGGTTTGTCTCGGCGTCAAGTGGCATTACTTTTGATGAGTGTGGATTTGCATTACAAACTGCCCCCACTGTGCAGTCGGTGATTGTGGATATTCAAACGGCGGCTGGAGTGTCGATCTTTGGGGCCACCAAATTGGTGATTGCAACGAGTGCGAGCACCACCACGTTTCAGTCCACGTTTGCCAACTCGCCCCAGACGGCGGCGAAGGGAGCTCAGTTCAAGGCGGTGATTACGCAGAGCGACACGGGCGGCGCGGCGCTCGGGGGCTATGTGAAGTGCCGGGTCCACTAAGGAGGATGCGATGATACGGACACTTCTGCTTCTCATACTTGTCTCACCAGCCTTCGGGCAGATTACGGCGGGGAACTACGGGCAAGGCGGTCCTAGTGGCTCGGGCGTCTCGACCGTCTCTACTGGGGCGATCACTGGCTGTGCGACGGCGGGGGCGTACTTCTTCGTTGGCAGTTTCACAAACCAGTACGGCTCGGCTGGGTACACTGTTGCCTCCACATCGATAAGTTCCGGAAACTGGCATCAAAGCGCTCTGTTGAATACCGAAACCGGGTATTTCTGGGCCTACTCTGCGTCGATCACAGACAGCGAGGTAATCACCGTCACCAAGAGTGGTTCCCTCTACGTAGCAACCATTAAGGGCCAATGCTTTGCGGGAGTTAATGCGACCTTCGCCAATCAGTTGGATCAAACCAATTCGCACTGGTGTGGAAACAACACGTATGGGAGCAGTTGCCAGCCGGGCTCGATCACGCCGACGCAGGCGTCGGAGTTGATTGTGAGTGGTTGCATTGATAATAAAAACGAAATTAACAGCGTCAACAGCGGCTTTACGGCTATCGGCACACTGCCTCTGGGCGGCTCGCAAGCGTACTTGATTCAGACCTCCGTGTCTGCGGTGAACCCGACCTGGGCATTCACTACGGACTACCACTACTTCGGATGTTGGATTGCATCATTCAAAGCGGCGAGTCCGACCTTGGACTACACCGTCTCGGGGCCTTCGAGTGGGCTAGACTACAACGCATCCACCGCGTTTACCGTCTCGAAGGTCTCGGGAAACTGGAACGGCTCGATGACAATCATCATTGCCGACGGCTCACAGGGTGGTGCGATTACGCCAAGCGTCGGAGCGCCAGGGACCTCGACCGTTACGGTAACACCAACGAACGGGAGTTCGTCGTTCACGTTTATGTATACCCCCAACGTGGTGGGAGCCATCACCTTGAGCTTCAGCGGAACCGGCATGGCGGGTTCGAATCCGAATCCATCCATCTACACCAGCATCGCGTTGACCATAACCAACTCCTGCGTAAGCAGTACTGGCGTGCTGGGTGTGGCTTCCAGCACCTGTACGATCACGGCGTCCTTGACCTTTAACGGAACTCAGACTGTCACCTTGGCCGATGATTCTGAGTATGTCTGCGGGACGTTCACGCCGAGCGTGGGCAGCCCGGCGTGTGGGACCGTGACGGTGACGCCTTCGAGCGGGAGCACCTTCACCTATACGTACACGCCACTGGGTCCCGTCGGGCTGCGGATTTTTGTGGTGACAAACAACTTCTCCGCGACGAATCCGGCGAACGTGACCTATACGGCCACATCTGCGGATGTCTGCACGATGACCGCTGTGGCCGCCGGCAACTGGAACGCGGCTGGAACGTGGACCCCATCGGGCTGCACGGGCGGCGGCCACTCCACGCCGGCCGCAGGCGACACGGTGACGATCACCGGCTACTCGGTGGTGTGCTCGACGGGGACCTGCTATGCGGGCACTGCGCCAGCGAACAACACCACGTACGACCTGACTATCGCACAGAGCGGCAGCGGGTCCGGGGTGCTGGAGGTTTCTTCCGGGGCGACTCTTTTCGTCACAGGCAATTTCAAGTTGAACAGTTCGGCGGGAGCGAGCCCGACCCACTTCGCAGTTTTCAAGCTGGACACTGGAGCGACGTTCGTCCACGACAACGCGAATGGGAGCGTTCAGTATCGCGGTTACGGGGGCGCGAGCGCCAACTGGAACAACATCGTCTTCGGCACGCAGGGCGACGTCTGCACCTTCAGTAGCAACTTCGGCTACTCTTGCCAGACGAAGTACATCGGCGCCGATGTCGCCGGAGGCTACAACCCGGTCTTGTTCGCGATGGGTACGTTGTACGATGACATCACCTACCAGATTTACGGGAGCAGTTTCAGAAACTGCGGAGCGTCCGCCGTCCCATGCCTGGACTACGGGAGCAGCAACAACTCCAATGGGTATGCCAACGCCGGAGTCATCGACGTGGAGGACAGTGTGTTCGACACCACAAGCACGCTGGGCAGCGCGGGCACGTACTACGCATCGGCTCTGACGAAGCTCACGTGGGCTCGCAACCGGGAAATGAATGACATTGCCGGATGGCTGTCTGCAAACCCAACACACATGCTGGGGTTGACAACGAAGATAAGCGCGTGCAATGTTTATGGCAACTACTTCCACTTATTGACCAACTCCAGCATGAGCGATTACATGTACGGCTGCAACTTCTCAGGGAACGTGTTCGCCAACGGGTTTTACAATAACCATTCGGCGACTTATCCTCTAGGGAGCTTTTCGAACAACCTGCACATGATTCAGCCCGGGGGGATCTCATTTACGACTGTGTACTGGCCGATGCTGTATAACATCTACACTGCCGAGACCAGCGGACCTAGTTCGGCCCACATGGGGCCGGCATTTGGAGACCCCGGTCCGTACACCCAAATCGGGAACATTGGCGATAAGTACAATACTCAGGGCAGTGAGGGCCATTGCGGCTTGGGACAAGACTCCAGCGCGCCGGTGAAAGCATACTTGCTCGACAATATCGCCATTATGGGAGTTGGGGGCGACCCTGCGTGCCAATGGTGGGACATAGCGAACGGTAATACTTCGGGCCCGGCGGCAGTTGGATACCTCGACCACAACGGCGAGAACGGCTTGGGGTACATTGGCTGGCTGGTGACCGCCGGACACGGCAGTTTGTACTACCCTACCAATGCGGCATTGGCGTCACTGCGGGCTAACATCGGCTGGTCGCCTACAACCGGCACGGGCAATTTACAGTTTGCCGATCTTCAAGGCTCCGGCACGGCTCCAAATACAGTGGTCAACGCCAACACGGTAGTGGACTGGAACAACGATTACAACGGCAACAATTCGACGCTGTTTGGCACTGGTGGAGCTTCGTCAAACTGCAGTCCATCGACGTTCAACGGCACCCCCTACCAGGTTTGTAGCGTTACGGCGAGCCCCGGCTCACATCAAACGACCCTCAATCCCAAGTACGTGGACACCACGCGGCGGCTCGACACCTGGGCGTACCGCGTCATGGGACAGGCGCAAAGCCCGGCTGGCGCCCGTCAAGCGATGTGGCAGTGCGCGAGCATCCGGGCCTGCATCGATGGAGCGTGGGCATGGATTCGGCGGGGATGGCAGCCGACGAACATAGCGCTCAAGGGATCGGCCCATGACGGGAAGATCATCGGGCTCAGCGGCACCCTGGGGAGCGGGTACTCGGGGACGTGCGGGGTTACGATCACGCCACGGGACGCTTGGGACTTGGGCGGCACCATCGCGCCACATGCGGCGAGCGCGACCTGCACGTTC